TTACAATAGTGTTTCGTCTTGCAAGATCTTCTTCTGTGAATGTATTCGCTTTACCATCTAATATAAACAATTCTTTAAAATGAAGAATGGAATATCGTCCTTTCTTATGAAGGATATGACACGACTGGAATAACTTTTTCTCTTTACGAGAAGAAATCCCAATACGCGTAAGTGTTTCTTTTACTTTGAGGAAGCTATCCGGAGTGGGTAATTCTACCTCTACTCCGACACCTCTAAAAATGTCTTCGTTGTCCATGATACATATTCACCTTTATTCTATAATTAGTGGTTTAATGGCCAATAACCAATAAAACTATTTATAGGATTTTAAACCTTAGCCACCTGTGACCAATTTATCATGTACTGTCTTTAATTGTTCCTTCGATAATGTTTTCAGATACATCTTTGCAACCGTGCGACTACATTGATATACTTCCTGAAGAGCATCGAGGTCATTGTTCTTTTCTGCTTTGTGCCATTTGGAAAATCTCTTGCGTTTCCTTAGTACACTGCGATAATAATCGAATTGAGCAGCAGGGAATAATTCATGCCTTTGATTCATTTCATTTGCATGTAATATACTATCCTCAAAATATGTAAAGCCACGATTGACAATAAAAGCATTATATTGTTTCTCTGTCATGTCTGGCATTTCACTATCTCGAATGATGTCCTTTTTGCTGAAGGACGCTGCATTCATAAAATCAAACGGGGTTAGGTCTTTCATCTAGAACCTCCGAAATTTGTTTTGATAATTCGTTGAATTGTTTTCCACACGGGTCACAAAGTTCTACCGTGTGAGGTCCATCTGCTGTTTCCATTTGCAGTTTCCAGGATTCCTTCTTTTTCATTTTATTACCACAATTAAAACATTTCATTATACGAACTCTGATTCAATCATTACCTCTGTGAGGAATGCGACCATATTAATTTCCTGGTCGGCAACAAAATTAGACTTGTACATATAATCTGCAATCGTGACAATGAATCCAGCCTGTGAACGGAATTCAACCTTGTCAGCCATTGCATCGTAGATACGTCTGAACATCTCATTCATATCTTGGTCAGAATTATTTGCAACCCATTTACGCATTTCTGTAAAGTTCTTTTCCTTAAGGAATTTAAACAGAGCGTCAATAGATTCTTGTTTAATATTGACAAAGATTCCCTCGTCAATTTTACCTGAAGCTGCATAGGATTGTAATTCTGTTAATACACGACGAAAATCTGGGAAGTGTTTTTCAATTACCTTTGCAAGGACCGCCTTGTCATAGTCAACATTTTCATTATCAAGAATCTGTTGAGTGCGTTTGAAAAACTCCATCGCCAATTTTGGTCTTTCTGTTTGTTCGATACTGAAATCAACTTCGGAGAGTCGAGATCTCAGTGGAGAGATGATACGATTTTTAAAGTTACATGTGAATATGAATCCACAGTTGGCAGAGTATTCCTCAATAAAGTTACGCAGAGCAGGTTGTACACTTGCCGCATTTAAATAGTCTGCCTCGTCAAAGATTACATATTTACGACCACCGGTCAATGACACAGCGGAGGCGAATGTAGAGATATCGTATCGGAGGGTGTCTATATTGACATTCAATGAACCGTTTTTGACAATATAGTCGCAACCAAGTTCATCAAGCATGGCCTTTGCGATTGTTGTTTTACCAACACCAGGCCCACCTGTCAATAAGAGATTTGGAACACTACCATCAGAAACAAATTTTCGGAATGATTCCTTCATTTGGTCCGGTAGGATAGTATCATCAATTTTCTGTGGGCGGTATTTTTCTACCCACAATATTTCATTTGCTTTCGCATCAATCATAATAAATCACCATAAACATAATATAATAAAAAGGGCGGGGACAGGCTTATGACCATGTCCCCTGTTCTCGAGAAAGAGTGTAGTTGTTAGTCAACTACTTTGTCAGCCAAAGGAGCGACATTGTCAGATGTGTCAACATCAGCCACATTTTCGGCCACACTTGCGTCCGGTTGTGGAGAGTTTTGTCTTAGGTATGCTTCGAGTTTATTTCTCAGCGTACCTACACCTGCCATTTCGTTTCCTTGAAACCCGCCTCTTGTAGAAACAACATCAATAATCTGCAATACAGTGCTGATGTCGCCCAAGGTTAGTTCAACCTTTTGTTCTTGGCCTTGTTGGCCAAAGTTACCATTTACTGGTTCATTCATATTAATCACCTTTTATTATAAGTCGACTTTGAATCAATAGCCACATAATATGTGACACCTTTTCCTTTAAACTCAGATATGCCTTTTGAACATATTGTAACCTGATAGTCTAAAGGTAATAATTTAAGATTATCAGTTTTAATAATAACCTTAAATGTATCGTCAGTCTCGCCGATTTCAACGCCAAAGTCATCTGCGTTTTCGTTTGAGCTGTCGATTGCCTTGAGATAGCATGTGCCGCCTTCGCCTACAAATGCAACCTCAGAGAACTGAAGAACACCTGCCGCCTTCAACACGGAAGATAAGTCTCCTTCTGACACGTTTACTACTACATCCTCGGAAGGTAATGTAATTTCCTTCTCTGGCGGAGTATGTATCATGGAGATATCTGCGTAAACGTATTTAGTGCGACGTTTCCCTTCAGAGATTACAAAGTATTTATCTCCAAATTCAACATCGGGTTCGTTATACAAAGACAAAATTGACAAGAATCTCGAAAGGTCATAAACACAAGCCTGTGATGGCATTGTATCTGGAACTTCCGCGATTGCAATTAGAGTCTTTTCTGGTGTGATTGTTTTAATTACATTACCTTCAGTCAAAAGAATACTCTTATTGATGGCAGTAAATGATTTTAAAACATTCAACGTTTCGTTAGAAAATTTCATAATGTATAGTCTCCAATTTATTTTCTTAGATGGTATTATATACCTATTTTGATGATTTGTCAACCGGTTTGTACGATTTTCTGTTGGAAGTTTTATCCGCAGTGGCGGACACCCCAAGTTGACCAATCGAAGCCATATTACCCTTAAAGATATAAGAGCCAACATGATTTATTTGCATCCAAGGACACATCCAAACTTTTAAACCAATCTCTCTGGCTTTACGACAAAAGAAATAATCCTCGGATAGATACCTTTTTGATTTTGGGTCAATGACACAATCAAAGAAAGCAGTTATTTCTCTTGTACCGTCAAAATTGTCGGTTCGAATATGGTCTGGTTTGTATGAAAGTTCTGGATACGCGTCGCGATATTTTTCCAGAGCTTCTCTTGTAATAAGCATGAAACCTGTTCCAGCCTCGGACACCTCTACAGGTTCTCCAAGTTTGAATGATGCCATACCTTTTACAGGATTAAATACAAAATCTGATGTAAAGTTTTCCAATTTAAATGGATTGTCACTAGCAAGTCCTAGGTCAGCTGCCTTAGCAATTTTTTCCCAAGCAATTTTTTTCTTAGGATAAGGACCAGTGACGATGTCCATGTTTTCTTTATCTTGGATATTCATTGCCAAAAGTGCAAGAACATCTTTAGGATTGAAACCAATATCAGAATCAATGAACATTAAATGTGTACAATCAGATCTCATAAATTCATCTACGATATAATTACGAGCTCTTTGTACCAAACTTTCATTAAATAGAAAATAATATTTAAGTGGAATTTGGTGTGTCGCACACATCATACTCAAATCGTTTGTTGATTTGGTGAATAATCCTGCACATTGACCACCATACATAGGTGTGCCAACAAAAATTTTATATTTTCTTAACTCTTCAGTTGATACTTCAAGTTTCATAGTTTATCTCATTAAGGTAGTCGTGGTGCGGTTGGTACCTGGAACTGTTTTGTTGTATTCAGTTTATCTTCGGCATCTGCTAATTTAGCCATTTCCAGGTCTAGCGTTTCGATAACGCCTGGGTGTTCTGCGACACCTACACCATTTTCAAGTAACACTGCAATGTTTGCTGAGTGTTCTGCAATTTGTGCCTCATATTTTGTAATAAGTGCATTTATTAATATTTCTTTAATTGCCATTTTCATTTCCTTATATTATAACACGTATTTGATTAGCTGTCAACACGCATCTCATTATTTAATTTTATTGCGGACTCCAATAATTGAAGCATAGAAAAGTTTTTGCTTTCCTCGACAAAGGCTTTCGTATCCTTAGGGAAACAATTACCACCGAAACCGAATTGACCATCAGGACCTGGAACATTCATGTGAGATGGACCAACACGAGGTTCGTGAGCCAATACTCCAATAAATTCAGACCAAGGTGTGGTCATATCATATTCAGCATATAATTCTCTTAATTCGTTAAAGAATACTACCTTAGTTGCCAACCAACTATTAATTGTATACTTTAAGAAACTTGCTGCCTTAATATCCATTTTAAATGTCGGTACAGGTTTTACATCACTGTATTTCAAATACATTTGTTCTACCTTTGTACACATATCAAAATCACCACCAAGAATTTGAAAAGGTGGGTTTATAAAATCATCTTTTGCTTTTGCCTCTGTTAAGAATTCAGGGTTATATACAATGTTTAAACCTGTAAATGTATTTTCAAAAGCCTCCAGAACGCTTGGAGCGACTGTGCTTTTAATTACTACAATACCATCATAATCCATTGTCTCCAACTTTCGAAGCGTAGACTTAATCAGGTCAGCGTTTACACTGCCTACTGGACCTTCAGCACTTGATTTAGTTCTGGTTGGTGTAGGTAAACAGATAAACACCACTTCTGGATTTGCGGATACCAGTCCTTCCAATGTCAAATCAGAATATGCTGGGTCAACGATGTTTTGTTCTACATGTTTTGTATTAAACCCATGCGAGACAGCACCACCCACAAAGCCTCGGCCAATAATTCCGAGCTTAAGTGTTGGAGTCATATTCATGTTTATCCTCTGCCTAGGGGTTTTGATTGCGTTAATATTTGCTTGTTGCATTTTTTCTCCATAATATAAATTTAATCAAGTTTCTCAGCCCTTTCGATTGCTTGTAATCTTAGAACATCTGCGAGGATATCCCAAGCTGAATCGTGGGCTTTGAAAGTCTGTTCCCAAAGTTTTTCGTCTTCGATGGGACAGAAACCATTTTTTCTTGGAAAGTCTAATTTCGCATCAATCCAAGAACGTGTATCACGTAGTGACCAATGTGGTAGGTATTCCAAGACCTGTTGTTTTTTGCCAATTGTTTCAAATAATCTCCAAAGGATTACAGGGTCAAATGTATTCGACCTTGACCACCAATGTGATATTTTTCCGTGCGGAATCAAGTATGAAATAAATTGTTCTGCAAATTGTTCCAAGCTGATATCAGTACTACGAGGTACAATGTTCTTACGAACTTCTGGTGTTTGTTGTTCCCAGAATTTAATTGTACTTTGGTCAATAGTAAAGTTGTATTTAGTAACTTGCTCTTTAATATCGAACTTGTATTTTTGAATTTGTGAGATATCCTTAAAGTTATAAGGATTTTGAGATGTGAATTTATCCCAGTCGAATACGAATGCTGACATATCAATAACTACACAGTTATGTATATCAATACCCATAGTTTCAAAGTCTATAATGCAGTGCTTCATAATATAAATTCCTCATTGTAAGTGCCATTATACACTATTTTTGACAAGATGTCAACCATTTTCTACCAACCTATTTATATAATCCTTCAGATTGTTTTTTGGTTCCCAACCGAGAGCTCTTGTATTGTCAGTAATTACATCTGCCGCCATACGATTGCCTTTACGAGGTGGTAATTCTTCGATACGACCACCAAATAAATTGGCCACATCTAATACTGTAAATCGTTCTGGATGGCCGATACCAAATTCGTCACCGTGTCCTTTGTCACCAATCAGAACAAGAGCGTCCACAATATCATTGACATGAGTGAAATTTCTTTGTTGTGTTCCTGGTGATACAACTGGTAATGATTGTTTTTCTTCCATCAGTCTGGCATATTTTGCAATCAGTGTTGCGTATTTTCCATCTTGTATTTCTCTAGGTCCATATACATTATAAAAGTATGTAATAGCATAGTCAATACCAAACCATTCAGCATACATTTTAACAAGTTCTGTATTTTTGGCTTTTGACCAGGCGTAAGGACTCATTACATAATCCTTATCATCACGGTCTGCAA